GAATACAGCAGTATACTCTAAAGTTTCTGAGGACTTATATATGTATATGGGAGTTAAGACTTATAGAATGTATATAAATGCAGTTTCTGCAGCTGGATACGTAAACGCTTACTCTATGAATAACGAATATAGCCCATTCTTTGAGGGCGTAAAAGTAGCCGTTTGCCCTGGAATGCCAGACGATAACGCCTGCGTAGCGCTTAAGTCTTCGCTTATGTTCGGTACAGATCTGTACTCAGACGAAACAGAAATTAGAATAATTGATGAAAGCGAAATTAATGGAAGCGATAATATTTTAGTATTAGCTAAATATACAGCTGGAGTACAAACAGGCTGGGCTAAGGACGTAACTTGGCAAAAAGCTTAATAGTAAAAACAATTTAATGGAAGCAGGGGGTAAAACCCTTGCTACCTTAACCTTAAAAATAAAATATTATGCCAACAGGATGCGATTTAACGAGGGGCCGAGGACTAGGCGGCTGCCTTACAACAATAGGCGGAGTAAAAAATGTTTACTTTGCAGACTTTGCTAGCGCGGAAACAGGAGCGACAGCGAGCGAAATGGATACTTTTAATGGCGTAGCTAACGTATATAAATACGCTATGCGAAGAGGAGCAGGTACTTATACAGAGACTATAAACGCTTCGGCGGATAACGGTACTGTATTTTATACACCGAGTACGACTTTAAAACTATCTAAACTAACTAAAGAAGACCAAAACGAGCTAAAACTAATAGCGCAAAATACTTTAATAGTATTCGTAGAGCTTAACGAGCAAAACGATAACGGTAAAAACGTAATTATGTGTATAGGTACGGATACTGGAGCTAACTTAAACGGCGGTACTAACACTGCTGGAGCTGCTATGGGAGATTTTAACGGCTACGAATGGACTTTTGATAGTAACCAGTCTTACCCTTGCTGGGTATTAGAGGACTATACTACAGACCCTTTTGATAATGCAGGCTTTAATAGTGGAGCTGGAGTAACAGTAGTAGGATAAGACGTTTTTATATATGTATGTTATAAAGAGGGCAGCAATATAGCTGCCTTTTTTATTTAATAAAATAAATACTTATATTTTCTATTACTTATTAAGGAACTATGATAACAATAACAGCAGACGGAAATAACCCTACTATATTTAACTGTAGACCAGTACAGCGAACTAAAAGGACTAGTACGGACCTTATAAACAGAAATAAAGATATATACTTAATTTATCTACGTTCTGATATGAGCAATAGAGTAGTATATGCTTATAGCGTAGATATTAAGGACTGGCCCCAGTGGCGAAGTACTTACCAGTATAGCGATATAGACGTACACCAGACCCCTAACGTATCGGACGAGGACGTATATACAGGGCAGGTAAATTTTGAGCCAGCAGGGTACTGGTATTATATTATTTACGAAGTACACTTTAAAGAAACTTTACTAGTAGAACACGACGGCCAGATGTGGAGTATGTTAAAACCTGGATATGCCCCTATAGATAATATAGGTACATACGAGGACTGGCCAGGAGACGGACCAGACCCTTTAACCTGTAGAGGAGTACTAGGTATAGCAGTAGAAGAGGGTAAGTTATTCGTAAAAGAGGACCCTGCAGCTATTACTTATACCCAACATACCCAGACTAACGATAATTATATATACGAGCAATAAAATGAAAGACAAAATTTTAAATATAAATTTAGAAACCCAGACAGCTCCGCAAGTAAAAGAGAATAGTACTAACGAATGGGTAAACTATGGTACAGAAGACAATTTAAACCTATACCCTAATTTTTTAATAGACCTTTTTTATAATAGTAGTACCCACGCGGCTATTATTACAAGTACTGCGGATATGATAGCAGGAGACGGTATAGACTGCGAGGACGAAGAAAAAGAAAACCTAGACGTATACGTAGAGCTTAAGCAGTTTATAGCTAATTGTAACGGTAAAGAAAGCTTACACGAAGTAGTAAAAAAGTTAGCTTTTGATTTTAAACTACAGGGAGCGTTCGCTTTAAATATAGTATGGAGCCAGGATCGCACTAAAATAGCTGCTATACATCATATACCTGTAGAACGTATAAGAGCCGCTAAGCCTAACGCTATGGGAGTAGTAGAGCAGTATTATGTATGCAGTAACTGGCAAGATACAAGAAAACACCAGCCGCAAGCAGTAGCAGCTTTTAATACCCACGATAGGACCAGCCCTAGCCAGATATTATATACTGGTAGATATAGCCCAGAAATGGACGTATACTGCGTACCAGACTACGTAGGGGGCTGTAACTGGGCCTTAATAGACCAGCATATAGCAGAGTTTCACTTAAATAACATACAAAACGGCTTCGCAGGCAGTTACTTTCTCAGTTTTACGAATGGTATACCTAGCCAAGAAGAGCGTTACGCTATAGAAAATAGCCTTAAAAATAAATTTACAGGTACTAACGCAGCTGGCCGCTTTGTGCTTACGTTCGCAGAAAGTAAAGAGCGTACGCCAGAGATAACCCCTATAGCTATGACTAACGCAGATAAACAGTACTTAGCTTTAGCCGAAATTATACAGCAAAACTTACTCGTAGCGCATCGCGTTACGTCTCCAATGTTATGCGGAATTAAAAATAATACAGGCTTAGGTAATAATGCCCAGGAATTAAATAGCGCCTTTGAAGTATATTTAAACACTGTAATAAAACCCTACCAGACCCATATACTAAGTACTATAAATACTATTTTAGAAGTAAATAATATAAACTTACCTTTACAATTTATACAAAGTAAACCTATTACTACGCAGTTTACTATAGACGATATGCGTAGCGTAATGACCCAGGAAGAGATAAGAGAAGAGCTGGGCTTACCAGTTTTAGAAGAAGAGGAGATAGTAGCAGAAGACGAGTACAGTAAACACTCTAAACAATGTCTTACAGAGCATACAGCCCTAGAGAAGTTTATAGAAGACTTTGGAGAAGAGCCTAGTAAAGACTGGGAGCTAGTAGACGAAGAAGTAGTAGACGGCGAGCATAACGATTTTAATTTTGAAGAGGAGTTAAATAAAATAGCTACAGAGAAAATAGAACTAGCGGAAGCTATTACAGCTAAGCCTAATATAATAGGTAAAAACAGAAAAGAAAAGGACGAAGAGGACACTTATATAGACCAGGATAACGTAAGTAGAGACTTTAATAATTACTATAAAGTAAGATACGTTTATACTACAGATAACTTTTTAACTAATAAAAGCGGTAAAAGTAGAGCTTTTTGCCGTAAAATGATAGCAGCAGATCGCGTATATAGAAAACGAGATATTTTAAATGCTAACAGCTTAAAAGTAAACCCTGGCTTTGGCCCATACGGTAAAGAGCGTTATAATTTATTTTTATACAAAGGCGGCCCTGAATGTAGGCACTTTTGGCTAAGACGTATATATAAAACGTCTTTAAGAAATGCTAAAAAGAATATAAACGATAGCCAAATAATAAGCGTAACTAAGGCTAGAAGCGAGGGCTTTACTGTAAAAAGAAACGATAAAAGAGTAGCGATAGCTCCGCAGAGAATGAAAAACAGCGGCTATAGAAGCGCAGCAAGTAAGAAAAGAAACGATTAAAAACTAGATAATATGGCTGGATATATTTTAATGATAAGCGAAAACCGCTTAAAAGACAGTACCGCTATAGGCGGATCGGTAGACCCAGACTACCTTTTACCATATATGCGTATCGCGCAAAAGAAGTATATGGAGATTAAGCTAGGGACTAAGCTTTTTAATAAAATTTTAGACCTTATAAGTACTGGAGATATAGCTTTACCTGCTAACGCAGTCTATAAAACTCTTTTAGACGACTATATAAGCGATACTTTAGTACAGTGGGCTTTTTATGAATGTATACCTTATTTAAGATATAAAGTACAAAATGGTAATATATATAGCAAAACAAGCGAAAACGGTACACCAATAACGCGAGAAGAAGCCCAGGACTTACGTAGCGAGGTACAAAATACTGCGGAATTTTACCAGGGTAGGCTAATAGATTTTTTATGCGCTAATAACAGCGACTACCCAGAGTATAGCCAAAATAGCGGATGCGACGAAATATGCCCAGATAGTAATAAATATTATAATGGTATGAATATAGAGACCACTTTACCAGAGCAAAGTAACCCTTATAAATTTAGAGTAAATTAATGAGAAGAAATAAATATAAGCCTAAACTTAAAAATGAGCAGGCCCTTAAAAAATATATACAAAATGCCGATAAAAAACAACCTAAACGGACTGCCAGAAGTACTAGGACTAAATAGTATTACTTTAAGCGTAACGACGTTTACTAATATAGAGTTAGCCTTGAAAATTTTACTTTTATTAGTATCTATTATATATACTATTACAAAATTAAACCACCACTATAAACAAAATAATGGCAAAAAATAACGCCTTTAAATATACCCAAAATGGTAAGAAAAAAAGACGCGGCGTACACTCAAAAAACGCGTCAAAAAGCCAAAATAAGTATAAAAAGGTATACCGCGGCCAGGGACGTTAGCCATATCTAGTAAAATGCAGATAAATGTTTTTTAATACTAATATACTACAAACGATACAAAATGCCTTAAAACGCTTTAAAATGACTAAAACGATAACTACAGACTTAAAGCTAAAGTACTTTAAAATTAGCGAATTTGATAGCCCAGATGAGCCAGGAAGTGGGGTAAATATGGACCCAGATTTTTTACTAAAAATTGATAAAGCGCGAGAAATAGCAGGCTGTAAGTTTCGTATAAATAGCGCGTACAGATCGCAGGAGCATAATTTAAAAGTGGGCGGACGTTTTGGAAGCAGCCATAAAAAAATACCGTGTAAGGCTGTAGATATTGCGTATAATGGAAGTAGAGAAAGATACTTAATACTTAACGCTTTAATGCAAGTAGGTATTAATAGACTAGGCTTAGGAAACACTTTTATACACGCGGATACAGACGAAGAGAAAGAAGTAGATAACGGCCAGGTAATATGGACCTATAAATATTAATTAATAAAAAATAATGATATGAAAAATTTAATTTGTAAAATACTTTATTATTTAACTTTAGGCAGTGTATGCTTAGGAGTTTGTAAAAACTGTAGAAAATAATGGCAAAGAAGAAACATAAAACCAGAACAGGCGCACTTACTAACGATACAGGCGCAGCAGAACGTAAAAAAGAAAAGACGGTAAAAATGAAAGCTTTAGACTATTATAGTACTAAGCAGTTTTTAAGCTTTAAATTAGTTAAAGGTAAACATACTTTAGACTTAGGAAGCGCTAATATGAAAGGTAAGGAAGTATCGGTATTTTTAACTATAGAAAGCCAAGAAGAAAAGGCTACCTGGCTATGCGACTTAAAAGCTAACTGCTTTAACTATGAAGCTAGCAGAACTATACCAAATAATACGGAGACTAGCTGGCACTATGTACCTAGTAATACTGCGAGCGAGACTACTTTAAAACTTACAATACATACAACTAGTAACAATAAGGACGCTGTAGGAGTAGCAAAACTAACAATTTTATAAACCAAAAATTAATACTATGTTTAAAAAATGGATTTTAACGCAAACGATTAAAAAGGCTTTAAGTAGCCGTAAATTTTTATATACCGTAGCTGGTATTATAGTACAATTATTAAGCGATACCTGGGGTATAGACCCAGAAGTAAGCCAGAGTATACTTTACTCTACTATCGCTTTAGTACTAGGGCAGTCGGTAGCAGACGCTTCTAATGCGAAGAAGTAACCAGTATAGACTGAAAGCTAACGAAATAGAAATAATAGAAAGGCTTAGGACTAAACCTACTAGAAACGTACTAGTAATAGGCGACTTACACGAGCCTTTTTGTTTAGATAAATATTTAGACTTTTGTATAGCAAAATATACCGAGTTTAACTGTAACCAGGTAATATTTATAGGGGACGTTATAGATAACCACTATACGAGCTACCACGAAACGCACGGCGGTAACGACTTAATGACTGGAGCAGACGAGCTAGAGTTAGCTATAAAACGTATAGGACGCTGGTATAAGGCCTTTAATAAAAAAGGGACTAAGGTAATTATCGGTAACCACGATCGTATGATTATGAGAAAAGCCCATACGTCTGCTATACCAGAAAAATGGATAAAAAGCTATAAAGAAGTATTACAAGTACCAAACTGGGAGTTTGTACCGAGATACGAGCAGGACGGCGTACAATATTTACACGGAGAGGGCGGACAAGCTTTTAATAAATGTAGGAGCGACCTTATGAATACAGTACAGGGCCACTTACATACCCTTAGCGGCTGCCAGCACTATGTAGGCCGTAAGTTTAGAGTTTACGGAGTACAGGTAGGCTGCGGTATAGACTTTAAAAAATATAGTTTTGCATACGCTAGAGCTTACAAAAAGCCAGCTATAGGCTGCGCGGTAATATTAAATAACGGACAGCTACCTATAAATTTACTTATGCCCTTAGGTAAAGCAAAATGCTAGACAAAAAACAAGACTTATACTTATTTTTATTCTATATGTTATTTATAGTAATAGTACTGCTAATAGCCCTATAATTTAATACTAACACCCTACAGAAACCTAAAAGGCCCTTAGAACGCTTTAAAATGCGTAATAGAGCTATACCCCTTATTTACATAATTAAAAATAAATTGTTAATAACTTTCTAACACTTTGCCGTTAAATATTAGAATTTTTATAACTTTGTACCGAAATTATTTACTAACTAAAAACTAAATTATGAAAATTTTTTTAAACACTGAGGACCTTAATAACCCTACTATTGAGATCACCCCAGAAAGCTGGAAGAGCTTAGAAATATTAGAAAGCGTAGGGAGCTATTACGATACTCATACTGGCTACGTATACCCTATACAAGTTAAAAAAGGCGAGTACCAGCGCCACTTAGAGCCAGACTTAGACGCTGCGGTACATATAACGGACGTTACGGAAGAGTTTATAGAAAGCCTAAGTAAAGAAGACTATAATAAAATTAATAACCACTTTAACGACTTACTATAAAAGTAAGTTTATTACTAAAAATTATAATTATGAAATACGAAGAAATTAAAGCTAGCCTAAAAAAACAGGTAGCTAGTAAAAACAATATACCGCAGACTTTTCAAGTAAAGCAAACTAAGACTACTATTAAAGAATATAACGCAAACGACCTGCCCTGCTATTTTAAATGGGACCTAGGTAGCCAGCCCTGGTATTTTAGGGTAAGAATGCGACAGGGTAAAATAGTAACAGACTTACTTAAACCAGTTTTAGAGGGCTACGAGCTAACTTATAGTACTTTAAGTAGCGCTTTTGACCCAAGTAATAAGCCAGTAACAGAGGACGAATGGCGTAACAAAATGCACGTTTTTATAAAAGAAATGCAGTAAATTTATAAGGGGAAGCCGAAAACCTTAGACAATAGAGTAGGCAAAATTAAATATATATATATAATGGAGAAAACTAGTAAACTAACAAGCGTACAGGGTAACGGTACTTTTAACGACCTGTATAAGTTTGAGCTAACTTTTGAAGACGGTACTACAGGTATGTTATACCGCAAAACAAACGAAGCAAAAGTAGAAAATGGGCAAGAGTATACTTATACTATAAACCCCAAAGGGACTATAAAAATAGTACCCCCAGGCGGTAGTAATTACGCCCAAATGCCAAGAGGTAATAACTCTAATACAGGGATAAGCAGAGACGAGCTTATAGTACGCCAGACTTGTATTAAAGCTGCAGTAGACTTTTGTAAAAATAGCGAATGCAGCCCAGAGCGAGTAACAGAAAACGCGCAGATATTTAGAGACTGGATATTTAGAGATAACTGCTGCGTAAGTAAAGCGCCAGAGTTAAAGGTAACAAACGAAGCTACTAACGACGACCTACCCTTTTAATATGGGAATGCGACCTAAGACCGTTAGTATAAGCGATACTAAAACCGTAGAGACTATTTTAGAAAAGGCAGCCGAGGTATTTAATATACCTACGGCTACCTTAAAAGGCGGTCGTAGATACTCAGATATACAACTAGTAAGAATGGCTATAAGTAACGCAGCTAGAGTACA